TTGTAAAGACAGTGCAGAAAAAAATAAAACAGATAAAAACGGAATGATTGATTGGTTTAGGATTGAAACACAAGTTGATTACTTGGATTCTAAACCCGGCAACGTGGGTAATAACGATCAAGCCAAATTATTAATTTTTAAAATTGTTCCTTATAAGGCGCACAGCGAAAGAAATACTGCAACATCATCTCCTGTAAAGGGCTATGACGAACTTAGAAAAGAAGTAGCCAAAGTTTATGATTATATCTACACAGGAAAAAATACTGAAGTTATTAATTTTGATTTAGAATTTAAAGGAGCGTTTTTTAACACACTGGCTAGAGATCAAAACAAACAGAACAAAGATACATTTTATGGTACACAACAAAGTGCCACTGCTGATGGAAATTCTGCACCCAAGACGCCTGATAACACACCTAGAGTTTTAAACAGACTTTCCGGTAATACTAGAGCAGGTCAAGAATTTAAAGTAGATCCTAATGAAGGTGGTACAACAGCAAACGATTATAGAACTCTTATAGCGAAGACTTTTCAAAACGCACTTTATGACAGTGAAACAGATCTAATACAAGGTACACTAACGGTCTTTGGAGACCCATATTATCTAGCCGACAGCGGCATGGGAAATTTTACTAATACAGGCTCGGGTCGTTTCAATGTAACTAAAACAAATGCCATGGATTACCAAAGTGGCGAAGTTGATATTGTTGTTAATTTTAGAACACCTTTAGACTATGACGCAGAAACGGGAATTATGTCTTTTGGAAACACAGAAATTGTAGAACAGTTTAGTGGATTATATCAAGTAACATTTGTTAATAATAGATTCCAAAAAGGAAAATTTACACAAGAATTAAAATTGCTTAGAAGAAAGCGCCAATCTGCCGAAACAGTAGAAAAAGTTACAGACAATTCTGCAAGTATTGGAATTAACATCTATGCCGAAGACGGCACACTAAGTAATATTCGAAGAAACCCAGAAACAGGCGAGTTGTATGATGCCACAGGATTACCTCCAGGATCAGACAGATTCTCAGACAGAGGTCAAACAGCCAAAGAAAGCACTCAAGGTGCAACTGCTGATCCTAAGACAAAACAAGCAGTAGTTACTGCTACTACAAGAACATCGCCTGCTTCAGCAAGTTCTCAAATGACTGATGCAGATAGTAAGTCAACATTTAACGGAGCCCCATAATGCCTGAAATAGAACGATCGTCAGAAAGTAGTAGTAAGTTTGACGGCGGCCCTTATCTTGCAAGGGTTGTGAGTAATATTGACCCTAAGTACATGGGAACTTTACAAGTACAGTTACTAAGAGAAGTAGGTAACACTCATAACCGTCAGGGACAAACTATTCCTGTAAAGTATCTGAGTCCATTTTATGGAGTAACCAGCGTCTTCCATAATGATAACAATGATAATTTTAACGGTACACAAAAAAGTTACGGCTTTTGGGCAGTACCTCCCGACATCGGCTGTCTTGTATTAGTTGTGTTTATTGAAGGTGATATTAAACAAGGTTACTGGATTGGCTGTGTTCAAGACGAGTTTATGAACTTTATGGTTCCAGGTCTTGCCGCAACAGAGTTGCACAACGATTCCAGTAAAGGTAAAAAAGTTGTAGCCGAATTTAATAAAAAAACCAACGATAACATTCAAAAAGATCCTACACAAATTAAAAAACCTGTGCATCCGTTTGATGCAGTTATAGGTGCGCAGGGATTAGCCACAGATGAAACTAGAGGAACAACAACATCTAGCGCCAGACGTGACATGCCTAGCAATGTCTATGGTTGGAGTACTCCGGGACCCGTCGATCGACGCTCGGGAGCAAAAACAGGAACAATAGGACATCACGAAAGTAAAGTTACTGGCGCATTTGTCAGTAGACTAGGCGGATCAACATTTGTCATGGATGACGGTGATCCAACGTTATTACGTAAAACGCCAGCCAGCGAAGGTCCTCCAAGTTATGCTAACGTTGATAATGGAGAAGAAGGTGATCCAACATTACCTCATAATGAATTAATTAGACTTCGTACTAGAACAGGGCATCAAATTCTATTACATAACACAGAAGATTTAATCTACATTGCCAATGCCCGCGGTACTGCTTGGATAGAACTTACTAGCAATGGTAAAATAGATATCTATGCCGCAGACAGCGTTAGTATTCACACTAAAAATGACTTAAACATTACTGCTGACAGAGATATTAACATGAGTGCAGGCCGTAAAGTTAATATTCTTAGTGGTGATAAAATGCACTTAGACAGCGGCGCAGACATGGAAGTAGTAAGTAGTGCCGACACCAAAATTACAACCAGCGGAACTACTCACATTAACAGTGGCGGTAACCATTTAGAAACAGCCGCACAAATACACATGAACGGTCCGGCCGCAGCCTCAGCAGGATCGGGTGATAAACCAGGCAGAGTTCCGCAAGCAGAACCGTGGTCAGGCCATGAAAATTTAAACCCCGCAGGCCATACACCTGATGCTAAACCTACGGATGGCAAATTATCAGCAACGCCTGATACATTTAAGAAAATAGGCAAATAAATAAGCATATGAGCACTGAAAAAAACCTAGTATCTAGAATTAAAATACCATCTAGCAGGGACACTAGCATAGTTACTAGTCGTACCTATAGAGGCATCAGTACAGTTGCAGACAGTGGTAACTTTGCTCTTTATGATATTGCTTTAATCAAGCAAGACATCATCAATCACTTCCATATTCGTAGAGGCGAAAAATTAGAAAATCCTAGATTTGGAACAATTATCTGGGATACACTATTTGAACCTTTAACGGAAGATATCAAAGATTTAATAATTGAGGATGTTACTACAATTATCAACTACGATCCTAGAGTTCAAGTATCGGACATAGTAGTCAGCGAGTATGAAAGCGGTATTCAAATCGAGTGTGAACTAACGTACTTGCCATACAACATTTCTGAAAGCCTGCGCTACAGATTTGATCAAGACAACAGCATCCTTTAAATTAACTACCCACATTTTCGCACACGATAAATAATGTGTGAGGGCCATATATGGGTAGCATAGATAGACAAAATCGCTTAATTGCCGCAGAAGACTGGAAGAAAATCTACCAGAGTTTCCGCAACGCAGACTTTCAAAGTTACGACTTTGATAATTTACGCCGTACGATGATTGCGTACCTGCGTGAAAATTATCCAGAAGATTTTAACGATTATATTGAGTCAAGTGAGTACTTGGCCCTTATTGATCTCATTGCATTTTTGGGTCAAAACCTAGCATTTAGATTTGACTTAAATGCTCGTGATAACTTCCTTGAACTAGCAGAACGTAGAGAAAGTGTTCTACGTCTAGCACGTCTACTGTCCTACAACCCTAAGCGTAATCAACCTGCCAGCGGCCTTTTAAAATTCACCGCAATTAGTACCACAGAAGAAGTGGTCGATAGTAACGGACGTAACTTATCAAATCAGACAATCCTGTGGAACGATCCAAGCAATAATAACTGGTATGAGCAATTTATTAAAGTTATTAACGCTTCAATGAGTGAAACTATTCAATTTGGACGACCCCAGGATCGAGCAGTATTAAGTGGTATTGCTACAGAGCAATATCGTTTCAATGGTACGAACACAGAAGTACCAACTTATAATTTTAATAAAAACATTGACGGTAGAACAATGGAGTTTGACATTGTGTCTACAGTGTTTAAAAATTCTAACACAGTTTATGAAGAAGCACCTTTTCCAGGTAACAACCTAGCATTCTTATACAGAGACGACGGTGGCGGCCCTGCAAGTAGTAATACAGGTTTCTTTGTTCATTTTAGACAAGGAAGTTTGCAACAAGGATCATTCAATGTTGCAAGACCAAATCCTAACGAAGTAGTAGATTTAGATAGTACAGGTATCAATGACACTGATGTTTGGTTGTACGACCTTGATGCCATCGGCTTCGAATCTGGACTATGGACCAAAGTTGATGCACTAACAGGCAATAATATTATCTATAATAGCACACAAAAAGGTGATAGAAAAATCTATGCCGTACAAACTAGAACAGGTGATCGAGTCAGATTAGTGTTTTCAGACGGAATATTTGGCCAACTACCTCAAGGTAATTTTAAAGTTTATTATAGAATAAGCAACGGCCTAGCATATAAAATTACACCAACAAACATCAAGAGTGTAACTATTGATATTCCTTATCTAAGTGCAAAAGGCAAAGAAGAAACACTCACAGTTACGTTAAGTCTAAAGTATACTATTACTAATGCCGCGTCTGCAGAAACTTCAGACTCTATTAAACAAAATGCGCCTGGCACATACTATACACAAAATAGAATGATCACAGGCGAAGACTACAACGTTTTGCCATTAAGCATTAGTCAAGAAATTTTAAAAGTTAAAGCAGTTAACAGAGTAAGTTCTGGTATTAGTAGATATTTTGATTTAAAAGACGCCACAGGAAAATACAGTAGTACAAATTTATTTGGCACAGATGGAATTGTCTATAAAGAAAATTTCACAGAAAAATTTAATTTTAGTTTTGCTACAAAGAGTGAAATCGAAGGTGTAGTAACTAATCAAATTGTTCCTATTCTTAAAAAGAAAACTATCTATGACTTTTACCTAGACAACTATCCAGAAGTTAATCTGGGCACTCCGTTCTTAGCATGGAACAGAATTTCTAAAGCAACTAACCTGTCAACAGGTTACTTGTCGAATAACACCACAGGTGAGCCAAGAACATTAGGTGCATTTACTAGTTCTAATCTAAGATTTATTATCAACGATTCTTTATTAAAATTTGTTCCGCCACCGGGCTTTAGAGCATTTGACAGTAAAAATAATCTAGTAGATAATGACACTCCTGTTAAGCAAGGAGAAAAAGATTATATTTGGACTAAAGTTGTTAACATCACAGGCAGTGGTGTTTACGGTACAGATAATATTCTTGCTACAGGTGAAGGCCCAGTACGACTTAATGAAGTAATTCCTTCGGCAGCAGAACTGCAAAGCATTATTCCTAAATTTGTTAAAGAATTGTCAGACAGCGTAAGAACTAGAATTTTTGATTTAATTTTTGCACAAAAAGAATTTGGTCTGCGCTATGATACCAACGACAACTC